CCTTTCCTCACATAAACTTCGTGAAATGAAATTTCAGCACCTGTAAGGAGGTGATCGGCATTGGCCAGACCAGCTAAACCGGTACAGTTGCACCTACTAAACGGCAATAAGCGGCACCTGACCAAAGAAGAAATTGCCGCTCGCCAAAAACAGGAAACAAAACTTAACTCCGGACAAAAGAACTATAAGCCAAGCCCACAGGTTGAAAATGACATGGTTGCCCTGGCTATGTTTAAGAAGTTAAAAAAACTCTATCGCTCCATTGAGTATGTTGAGGGACTTGACGAGAACGTGATTAATCGTTACTGCCTACTACATTCTGAGTATTCAAGAATGGTTGATATGAGAAATGATATAACCAGTCAATACGCACAGAGCAGAGATCCCGTAGAGCGCTTATCTTTAGCTGACAGAATACTTGAAATCGATAAGCGCGTTGAAAAAAAGATGGACCTGCTAGTGAAGTTGGAGGACAGACTTTTCCTAAACCCCACGGCGAGGATTAAGAATGTACCAAAACAAGAAAATAAAAAACCTGCCGATCCTTTGGCTGATCAAGGATTTGGTAATGTATGAAGTACGACCTTAAGCAATACTGTGATGAAGTAATCAATAACAATATAGCTTACTGTCAAAAATATAAGTGGTCTGCCATGCGCTTTCTAAGAGACATAAAGCGTGAGGGCATAGATGAATTCCCTTGGGTACTCGATGAAGAAAAAGCAAAAAGATATTTTAACTGGATGCGGCTATTTAAGCATAGCAAAGGGCCACTTGCGGGACAGCAAAAAGAACCAGCATTATATGAGCTATTCGTTTACGGCAATATTTATGGATGGGTACACCGCGAAACTGGCTTAAGAAGGTTTCGTCGCTCTTATGAGCAGTTGGCAAGGAAAAACGCAAAGTCACAGGATAAAGGTATTCAAGCTCTGTATGAAATATCAGCCTTTGGCGAATCGATGGCAGAGGCGTATGTAGCAGCTACTAAAAAATCTGATACAAGGTTTGTTTGGGGTGAAGCTAGCTGGCTTTATCAAAATTCAGAACTTCTTAAAGATAAATTCGTAACCAAGTTTGACCAAGAATTACAAGCAACCGTTATCCGCCATAAGAAAAGCGGTTCTTTTTTTGCCCGGCTAAGCAAAGAAGATAAAAAGAATGGTGATGGCACCAATCCGCAGTTTGTTGTTCTGGACGAATATCACCAGCACGAAACAACGGAATATTACGACTTAGCTTCATCGGGTATGAAAACCAGACTGCAGCCTCTATTGTCAATCATATCAACTGCCGGTTTTGAATTAAACAACCCTTGCTACCGTGTTGAATATGACTACGTTAGTAAGATACTTGACCCTGATAATCCCGTTGAAAACGACCGCTACTACGTTGCGATATGTGAGGCCGAAACTGACGAAAACGGCAAGATGATAGACGATATAAACAGTGAAGCCGCCAGGCTTAAGTCAAACCCTATCATCGGCAATACCGTCGTAGGTAAAGAGTCTATTGAATACGACATTATGGAGGCCCAGGACAAGCCTGAGAAAATGCGTGATGTCCTGACTAAGACATTTAATATTTGGATTAACCAACGTGCTGCTGGCTACATGAATATGGCAAAGTGGAAACAATGTAGTACAAATGACGGCAGACCTTTCCCGGATGTTACGGGTATGAAAGTTTATCCTGGAATTGACCTTGCATCAACACTTGACCTAACAAGCTTATCCTTTGATATCCCTCTTTCAGATGGATGTTATGCTGTTTTATCGCACTCATTTATGCCCGAGGAAACTTACGAAGCAAGGGTAAGGGAGGGTAAGATTAGGTTTGACTTATGGAAAGATCAGGGATGGTTAACGGTTACGCCTGAGGCTGAAGTCGATTATCACTTTATTTTAGATTATTTGGTGAAAACTTTTGAAGAATACAAATGGCCCAAAGGTGAAGTATGTTTTGACCGGGCGCTTGCTACATGGTTGTCACATGAACTTGATCTACTTGGATTTATCCCGGTAGACATACCGCAGTCTTTTACGGGACTAAGTGTAGCAACAAAGGATTTTAGGGCTAAGGCATATAACAAAAAAATATTCCACAACAATAATCCGGTTTTGACTTGGGCCATAGGAAACGCAGTAGTTAGAAAAGGCCCAAGTGAAAACATAATGTTAGATAAATCGAAAGCTTCCGATAAAATTGACCCGGTTGCGTCACTGATTAATGCCCATGCTCGGGCAATGGTAAATGAGGATAAATCTTCGGTTTATGAAAAACGCGGAATGAGGTCGCTGTGAGGAGGTGAGTATTTGAAGTTAAGGCAAAGATTAGGTATGGCCAGCCGTATAATTTTTAAAAACAACTGGTTTGATGAATATGTAAGGTCATTCCTCCGGGGCGACGATGTACCCGGCACACCCGGTTATACGAACATCAACACTCAAACAGCCATGAAATACACGGCTGTTTTTGCTTGTGTGCGGGTGTTATCCGAGACACTTGCATCAATGCCGATTATGCTGTATCGCAATCGTACGGATGGTGACCGAGAATCCAAGAACGATTTAGCGGTATACGATATTTTGCACAATGCTCCGAACGATGAAATGTCGCCGTTTAATTTTAAAGAAGCCTGCATGGTAGCCTTGAACACTGGTGGCAACGCTGTCTGTGAGCGTCTGGTTAATCGGTATGGCCAATTAGTTGGACTATACCCCTATCCGTGGTCTATGGTACAGATAGACCGTAACAAAGAGACTGGACGACTGGTGTATAAGATTAGGGATGGGACTAAGTTAAGAGAGTTAGACAGGTCGCAGGTATTTCATATACCTGGTTTAAGTTTTGACGGTGTTATCGGTATGACCCCAATTGAGTATGCAGGATCAGCTATATGCTTGGGATTGTCCTACGAACAGTTCGGGAATAGTTTTTTTAACAACGGAGCTAACGCAAGTGGTGCTTTTACGCATCCTAATTCGTTAAGCGATATCGCTTTTGAGAGATTAAAAGCAGACTTAACTAAAAACTATACGGGTTTGGCTAATACCGGAAAGCCGATGATACTCGAAGAGGGCATGGACTTTAAGCCGTTTACTATCAAGCCGGTTGATGCCGAGCTGTTGGGCAATAAAAAGTTCCAAATTGAAGACGTGGCAAGAATTTACCGCGTGCCGTTGCACTTGATACAGAATCTTGACAAAGCAACATTTTCCAATATTGAACAGCAAAGCCTTGAATTTGTAATGTATACAATGCTTCCCTGGTTTAAACGCTGGGAGGAAAACATTAACATGCAACTCCTGACGCAACAAGAGCGCATGGCTGGTTATTATCTGGAATTCAAGATTGATTCGTTGCTTCGAGGCGACGCAAAAAGCCGGGCAGAGGCTTACTCCATAGCTAGACAGTGGGGTTGGATGTCAGTTAATGACATAAGAAAACTAGAGAATATGAACTCTATAGCTAACGGCGATATATACCTGGAGCCTCTTAATATGGTTGAAGCTGGTAAAGTCCAGGATAACATCAAGGCCACGGCTGAGGAAATTTACAAAATGCTACAGAGTAAAGCAGCGTAGAAAGGCGGTGAAAATAAAATGCCATTTTGGAATTTCGTAAAAAACGAAGCTAATCCGGAAGAAGTAGAACTCAGGATTGAAGGCGAGATTGTAAGTGACGACGATGGTTGGATCTATGAGTGGTTCGGTATTCCGTGTGCGACACCAAACGCATTTAGGCAAGCACTGGCAGAGCATAGCGGTAAGAATATCAACGTCTGGATAGATAGTTGGGGTGGCGACACTACAGCAGCAGCAGGCATCTACAACGCTCTAAAAGAGCATAAGGGCAAAGTTACCGTAAAAATTGACGGTAAGGCCGTGTCCGCTGGTTCTGTTATCGCTATGGCCGGTGAAGAAATACAGATTTCCCCTGTTGGTATTATGATGATCCATAATCCTTGGAGCGGTGTCAGAGGCGAGTCGAAAGATATGCGCCACATGGCAGACATACTTGATGAGGTTAAGGAGTCGATCATAAACGCATATCAGGCTAAAACGGGTAGATCACGTAAGAAAATAGCAGAAATGATGGATAACGAAACTTGGATGAGTGCAAAAACAGCTGTAAAAGAGGGTTTCGTTGATGGTGTTATGTACGATAATACAGAAGTAGTCGATCCGGTAGAAAACTCGTTCATGTTTAGCGGACTAGCCATACAGAACAGCGTTAAGCAAAGCATGGATCGCCTCTTTGATGGTTATGCTCAAAAGCTCAAAGAGATGGAAAAAAGAAAAGACCCCGACGGTATAATCGAAAACAAACCGGAACCGCCTAAACAAGCGCCGGTTGATATGAATAATACCTATCAGGCAATGATAGAAATTAAGAGGAGGAAAAATAATGTACGGAGCAATGATTAAAGCTAAATTGGATGAGGCAGAGGCTATTAACAATAAGGCCATAGCCGAAAACAGACCGATGACGGAAGAAGAAGTGTCAAGGGTTAATGCGTTATTGACTGAGGTTGGTAACCTGGAGCAATCTGCTGAGGCAGCTAAAAAGCTAAATGACCAGCAGACCAAAATGAATACCCCGGTCAATAAACCTGTGCACGTTGAAGTCGTGAACAGTAACGAGAAATTTAATAATTTTGGGGAACAGCTAAGGGCAGTAGCGGAAGCTGCAAGGCCCGGTGGTAGTTTCGATAACAGGCTAATGGTAAAGAATGCCGCTTCTGGTATGAATGAATCAGTGCCGAGTGATGGTGGATTTTTAGTGCAACAGGATTTTATTGCCACTTTGTTGCAGGAAACATATAAAACGGGTAAGTTAGCGTCTAAATGCAATAAATTACCGTTAAGCACAAATGCTAACGGAACTAAGATTAACGGTGTTGACGAAACTTCTCGGGCCACAGGATCACGCTTTGGTGGTGTACAAGCTTTTTGGGAGGGTGAAGCGGATCAATTCACCGGATCAAAACCTAAATTTAGACAGATTGAGCTTAACCTTCGTAAGTTAACCGGTCTCTGTTACGCCACCGATGAAATGTTGCAAGATTCGCAGCAGTTAGAGGCTTTTATAACTAAAACTTTTTCTAGTGAGTTTGGTTGGTTAATTGACGATGCACTGATAAACGGTAACGGAGTAGGTAAACCACTCGGTATTTTACAGAGCGGATCACTTGTAACAATAGCTAAAGAGAATGGCCAAGCTGCTAAAACCATATTAGCTGAAAATATCATCAAGATGTATGCACGTTGTGCCAGTGAAATGGCTGAATGGTACATCAACAAAGATACGATACCGCAATTATTCACCATGAGCCTTGCGGTAGGCACTGGTGGGGCGCCTATATTTATGCCTGCCGGGGGTTTGAGTGGTAAACCTTATAATACCTTGCTTGGTTTACCTGTTAATCCTATGGAGCAGTGCAAAACGCTTGGTACAAAGGGCGATATCATCTTAGCTGATTTCGGAGACTATATGTTTATCGACAAAGGCGGTATTAATACCGCTATTTCCATTCACGTAAGATTTATTTACGACGAGAGTTGTTTCAGATTTACCTATCGCGCAGACGGTCAACCTGTTAGATCAACTCCGCTGACACCAGCTAACGGATCCGATACTACTTCGTCCTTTGTTGCTTTAGATACTCGCGCTTAATTAAAAAGCAGGCATAAAAACCTGTCTAAAAACACGCCTAAAAACTCAAAAGTCTAAGGAGGAATATCAATGCCTGGAATCACAATTGCAGAACAAGGACACGTAGTAAATATACTCCCGCCGCAGGACGTTTCTGCCGGTGTTAGTTCGGATGTTTTCTCTATGAAAAACTATGCTCACGCCACAATTATTGTAACTTGTGGTGCCACAAACGCTGATGCTGGCAATATCACGATTGAGGAGTGTGATAACTTTACTCCCAGCAATGATACTGCCATCGACTTTAGCTATTACGCAGAAACAACCGCCGCTGGTGATACTTTAGGTGCCCGCACGGCTGCAGTAGCGGCAACAGGTATCGACGTATCAGCTAACGACAACACTACTTATGTTATTGAAATTGACGCTGCCCAACTTTCTGACGGTTTTCCTTGTTTGGAACTAAAATGGTCTGCATGTGGTGGTGCAACATATGGATCTGCCGTGGCCATTCTCTCAGGTGCCCGCTATGGCGGTACAGAATCGGCCACAGCAATAGCATAAACCAAATTTGCCCGGCATTAGCCGGGCGCTCTTAATTGAGCGAAGGAGGTAAAAACGATGGGTGTAAATAGTAAGTACGTAAACGGGAATCTCGTATTTGTGGACAGCGCAAACAAGCAAAGATGGCTTGATGCTATCGGTCCTGGAGTATGTAAATTACTTGAAGACTTTGTAGGTACTCCCTTTGCTGGCGCAGACAGTCCCGCTGGATGGACAACTACTTTGGTTGAAGCCGGTGCCGGGGATACAACTGTTGCTCTCGTGTCCAGTTGGACTGGTGGAGCGGTAGTAATTACCACCGATGCAAATGAAAATGACGGTGCAAACCTGCAGCTATTGGGTGAGGCGTTCAAACTAGCATCCGGCAAACCGCTTTACTTTGGGACTAAATTCCAAGCTTCTGAGGCAACACAATCTGACTTTTTTATAGGTCTGGCTATTACCGATACCGATATTTTGGGTGGTGTAACAGACTCTATCGGCTTCAAGAAGGTTGACGGAGCTACTGCGATACAGTTTGAACTAAATAAAAACAGCACAGCGACTGCCGCAAATGTCGGAGTTTTGGCCGCTGCAACTAACGTAACCCTGGAATTTTGCTTTGACGGAACTAACGTCGATTGTTATGTCGATGGTGTCCTGCAGACAAGATTGGCAATGACCAACCTGCCGGATGATGAGGATTTAACCCCATCCATTCAATTTTTGAGTGGTTCCGCTGGTGCTAAGTCTATGACTATTGACTGGATCAAATGCATTCAGATTAATTCGTAGTAAAAGGAGGGGCCGAAAAAGATGGCTGCTACTTTAGTAACAACAATAAAAAGATTTATCGGTACTGCCGTAGAAATGGCGGCGCTAGCTGTTACAGAAGTGCCTGCCGGTAGTACCTTTTTTCAATCCGATACTGGACGGCTGTATGTTCTAAACAGTGCTGGGAACTGGAACGTAAAGAGAATGATAGGTGATGTGAATATGCAGGTCGGTGACGCTGATGTTGCTGACTTAAACCCGGTCCCTTGCAAACTAACTGGTAGAAATGTTATATTAGGGGTAAGACGGAACGTAACTGTTACCGCCGGTGCAACATTAAGTATGTTTAGTACGTCCTTTCTGAGTACAACTAATTTATCTAAAGTTTATGCGTATGCACTCACGGATACGAACCACAATTTTACTATTAACCTAGATCAACTAGATAATGAAGCCACTCTAGGTATGTCAAAATATCCAAGTATTAAAAGTACAACTGCTACAGGTGTTAAAATAGCCTCTGTTTCTGCTTTAGATATGGCCGCTTTATGGGCTGATACTAGAGTACAAAACAGTGATACGGTTGACCATGTTTATGACGTTGTTGTGGGGGGTATAAAATAATGGATTTTTCTACTATCCTAATAGTAGATGATTTTGGAAATGCTGAATTTCCTTATGCTGGAAAAGATGCCGAGGGTAATTGGATTGCTGGTGGCATATCAATTGACTTCTTAAATGCAGTTTTTGGGCAATACTCAATTGCAACAGAAATGAAAGAAGCAACATCAAGTGACGGATTGATATTGTTTTTTGATTATCTTGTAAGTGAAGGTAAAATTCCTTGCTAGTTTACCCAACTAACGAAGGTGCGTTAGTTGGCTGATGAACGGGCCGGGAAGGGACATAAACGACCGCCAGGTTAATCCTGACGGTCTAGCTTTAATAAATCGGAAATATCAATTTCGAGGTAAGCGCATAGTTTTACTAGTAAATCACGGGGAAATTGCTTTGTGTCGTTGTTATAGAGTTGACGAACAGTTTCAAAACGGTAGTCAATATCTTTTGCTAACTGCCTGATGGACAGACCGCGACTATCAATTATTTCTTTTAGATTTGACTTAAGCTGCACAGCATACACCTCCTTAAATCATTATACACTAAATAAGTGTCAATTTCTATATAATATTATTGACTCTAAATTAGTGTATGTGGTATGATGTAGACACTAAATAAGTGTCGCATTGTAGGGGGTGTTGATCTTGTTATTATCGAAGGCATGGCAACTTTACGAGGCTGATAAGAAGCTTTTAGGTTATTCTCCCCACACGCTTACAGCCTACCAAATACAGGCCAATTTACTAATCAGGGAACTTGGGGACGTAGAGATAGGAGATGTTTCTTATGTGAACCTAAAGGAATACCTCATCAAACAAGAGCACCTTAAGCCGGCCAGCATCGGCCACAGGATAAAGTTTATCAGATCGCTATTTCGTTATTTACACGAAGAGGGATTTATTGATCGGAACGTAGCTGCCAAACTAAGAGAGCCCAAGCAGGGTAAAAGAATTCCTAAGTTTCTCAATGATGAGGAAATCGAACTGCTGAGGGATAGCTGTGATTCACTGCTGGAAAAAGCTCTCACAGAATTTTTCTTTAGCACCGGCTGCCGCATCGGTGAGGTTTTTGGATTAAACCGCAGAGATATTAACTGGGATGATCGTTCGGCTTCAGTCATCGGAAAAGGTGACAAGCAAAGGGAAGTATACTTTACGATTAAGTGTAAAATTTGGCTGGACAAGTATATAAAATCCCGTACCGATGACCACGAAGCCCTGTTTGTGACTATCAGAAAGCCAATTCGTAGAATGTCTATAGCCAGAATCAGAGAGGTGGTCAAGGCTATTGCCCAGCATTCTGAGGTAACCACTAACGTCTACCCGCATAGATGGCGCCACAGCATGGCTACCACGATGTTGAACAATGGGGCTCCTATGGAAGTTATTATGTCGAACCTGGGCCATGCCAGAATCAGCACTACGATGATTTACGCCCAACTCTCCGGGGAGCGTCGGCGGCAGGAGTATAATAAATATTTCAGATAATAGAGGTGACTTAAAATTGCCTTAAAATTAATAACACCAGCGACAACAGAACCAGTAACACTTGCCGAGGCAAAAAAACATTGTGTTATCGATGATACGGACAATGAAGCCTATATTTCTGCTTTAATTACCGCCGCTACAGGTTATTGTGAAGCTAGTCAGCGGTTGGCTTATCTGCCGCAGACATGGGATCTCTGGCTGGATGATTGGCCTTGTCGAGACTATATCAGTATCCCTAGACCGCCTATGCAGTCTGTTGCATCGGTGAAATACTATGACACCGAAAATGTTGAGCATACCATGCCAGCAACTGACTATTTCGTTGACGTTGTGAGTGAACCTGGGCGCGTTTCGCTGGGATACAGTAAGTTATGGCCTACCGAGACATTGCGCCCCGCAAATGCTGTCTGTGTGCGTTTTACTGCAGGCTTTCCGTCCTATACGGGCGTTGTAAGCACCAACGGCACGGCGGTAACGCGGGTAAGCGGCAGTGAATTTAATGTCAACTGGCCAGCAGGTAAGGCTATCGAGATTGATGGCGTTATGTATACTATCGCGTCTGTTGCCAGCGTTGATGCTTTAACACTTACCGCTACGGCAGGGACGCAGACAAGTAAAAATTACATTACTAACGATTTACCGCAGAAAATTAAGCAGGCGATATTGTTTTTAGTATCACACTGGAACGAGAAACGGGAACCCATAGTAGACGGAACCGTCAGCGGAGAAATACCGTTTACAGTTTCGGCTCTGCTTGGCCAGGATAAAATTATTTTAGTCTAGGGGGTGGTAGTTGTGGGAGCAGGTAAATACAGACACAGAATAACGATCCAGCAACTGACCACCTCTAAAGGCAGTCTAGGTGGGGTTGTAAAAACTTGGTCAACTTTTGCGACTGTTCACGCTCAGAAGGTGCACCAAGCATCCAGGGAGTTTTTTGCCGCGCAGAAGATTAATGCTGAGACAACGGATTTGTTTGTTATTCGTTACCTTGCCGGTGTAAACGCTAAAATGCAAGTTGTTTACGATGGCAGGACCTATGATGTTATTGGAGCGAATGATCCGGACGGTAGGCGGCGGGAGTTGTATGTCATGTGTAAGGAAGTGGTCTGATGGCAAACATCTTAAGTATCAGCGGTGATAAGGAATTATATGAAGAAATTAAGGCTTTGGCCGGCAAATTTGCGCCTAGCAAAATAGAAAATATTATCGAAAAAGCTGCCGACATCATAACTAAACAGGCAAAGGAGAACGCCCCGGTAGGCGTAACTGGAAATCTTAAAAAGGGTATTGTAACAAAAAAATGGATATCAAAAGGATATCAAACTATATATTTATCAGCGGTTGATTATAAAATATCCCCTCATGCGCATTTAGTTGAATACGGACACAGACTTATAATTAAAGGACAGAAACGTGGCAAGGTTAAGGCGTACCCTTTCTTTCGTCCTGCCGTTGATGCTAAAAGAAATGAGGCACTAAGGATCATTGAAGACGGGGCAATAAGAATTATTGAGGAGGTAGGCAGGTGAGTGTTGAGAAAGCAGTTTATGATTGCCTGTCTGCCGATGCTGATTTAATTGCTCTTATCGGTGACAAGATTTACCCTGTTGTTGCCGCACAGGAGGTAACTACACCCTACGCCACCTATTTCAAGGTTAGTCCTGGAAGGCAGTATACGCACGGTGGAGCAAGTAACCTATCTACTCCAAGAATACAGGTTGACTGCTACGGCGGTACATACGAAGAAGCAAAAGACCTATCCGATTTAGTGATCGCCGCTCTTGAAAAATTGCCACAAGATAACCCTAAAGTCCAGGCCGTTTTTTGCAATGATGGTTCTGATGCCTACGAAGATGTGTCAGATACGTACTATGATAACGTGGATGAGTACCACGTACCGATTGACGTTTTAATTCATTACAGGGAGGCGTAAAAGCATGTCCTGTATTTTATTTTTCTCACTAACTTTAAATATTGTTCTTTTCTTGTCTCTTTATTTTGAGCATAGAAAGCACAACAAAACCTTAGACAAAATAATTGCTATGCTAGAAAAAATTAAACAGGGGGTAAAATCATGACCACAACAGCAAGTTCAGCTTTCGGAACAGCGTTAACTATCGGCGGCGTTGCCGTTGCAGAATTAGCCAATATCGGCGGCATTGACGCAAAACTTGCAACTATTGATGCAACAAACCACGACAGCGCAAACTCGTATCGCGAATTCATCGGAACTGTCCTAGATGCTGGAGAGGTGCCAATTGAAGGCAACTTTTATCCCGGCAATGCGGGTCAATCGGCATTGCTAACAGCGATGAACGCAAAGTCAGTATCTGCTTTTGTTATTACATTTCCCACTGCAACCGGCATATCTTGGAGTTTTAGCGCACTTGTTACCGGGTTCAAGGC